GTTTCCCAGTCACGATCCCGGGGGCAATACCTCGGCCGCGACAACTTGGCCTTTTGGCAAACCTTCCAAGGATTCAGGCACTACAAGCGATCCACGAACACAGGTACGACCCAACGGATTACGAATCAGTCTACGACCTATTTTCGCAGGCGTACGGCAAGAAGAAGGGCGAGGAGCAAGCGCTTCAGGCCATGCGAAACCTAGTCCGTAGAGAAACGGAAGCAGCGAGACAAAGACAATGCCCATCTTAGGACCGGACGGAAAAAGGTTGCTTGGGCCAGCGAAGACGACTGGTTACAAACCCATCCGACAGGAGCACTTCGAACGATATCGGGACCTTCCGATTTTCTCTTTCGAAATGATCCGGTGGATGCTGTTTGATCCCACCGTTCGCCTTGGGTTGGCAATGCGCGCAGCGCCACTTTGCAACGCTGAATTCGCCTACAAGGAAGGCCAGGAGTGGATTCCAGGCATTCGCGTCGAAGGCGGCAACGAAGAGGTGGGACAATTCATTCTGAGGCAACTCAAGCGGTTCTGGCGACATGAGCTCTTGAAGATGCTGCAGGCGCAGATTTGGGGCTGGTCTGCGGCCGAGGTGACGTACCGATTCAACAAGATCACTGGCCGAGTGGAGATGAATCGGACTCTTTCCCGCCACGCGCGAGACGTTTTCGCTCAGGTTAAGGGTGGCGACATTGTGGGTGTCAAATTTACGCGCCTGAAGGGTGAGAAGGGCGAGATCAAGCTTCCCGTTCCCAAGTGCTATTGGCATGCCTTCGACAGCGAAGCGGAGAGCCCTTACGGCCGCTCCATTCTCAAAGGTGCGTACTCCCCTTGGGCGGACAAGAACTTGGAAGGTGGGGCCTGTGATGTTCGCCGGCTCTACATGCACAAGGACGCCTACGCGGGTATGCATATCCAGTACCCGGCCGGATCCACTCCAATTGATGGGGACGATGTCCCTAATCGTGACATTGCGAGGGAGGCTGTCGAGCAGCACAAGTCTGGTGGTGTGATGACAACACCGAGCGAGATTGATCCTACTACTGGTGAGAAGCTCTGGGTGGTTGAGTACGCCAAGACGAACAGCAACCCCGCCCACATTCTCCAGTATCCAAAGGACTTGGACGTGGAGATCCTCCGGGGAATTGAGATTCCCGACGATGTGGTGACGAGTGAAGCGACAGGCGCGTGGCAAGGAAAGCAAGTTCCGATGCTGGCTTTCTACACGTCTGGTGATCGTTGGTTGTCCGATGTCGTGCGCGTGGTGGTGACGCAGATCCTAGAGCCACTGGTGATGGTGAATTGGGGCAAGGCCATCAATTTCGAGGTGGAGACCAAACCACTGGCGGAACAAGCAATGGAGCAAATGGGCGAGGGTGAGCAAGAAGGCACTCCCATGCCAAACCCGATGCCAATGCCCATGCCAAACGTACAGCAGCAGCCGACTCAGATGGGACTCGAACGGGCGATTGCCAGCACAGAGGGAATGGCCGCTCAGCTTGTGATGGCCGGCCGCAAGCTACTCAATGGAACCAACACGAATGGAAAGCGCAAAGGAATGAGCAATGGAAAAGGAAAAGCTGATAGCTAGATGCAGTCTCTTGGGCAATGCGCGGAGTTATCTCAGCGCTGCGGAGAGATGTTTCGAGGATGCCGGATCGAAAGAACTTGCGATTGCATGTCGTCAGTTCGTTGAAAAGGCGGAGGCCGCAATGGTTTCTCCCCAAAAGGCCCTGAAAGAGATCTATGCAGAGGAAAAAGAGAAGAGGAAGCAGGAAATCGCTGAGGCGAAGGAAAGAGCGGAAGCGGAGAAGGTGGCGAAAGCGGCCAGAGCATAGTGACGGACGACCACGCAAGGCTTCTCAGCCTCTCACTTCTCGCTGCTGAATCGTTGGTCTCTGAGATTCGGGACCAATTGGTGACGGCGATTCTTGCGGGTCGCGAAGTCGGCCCACTCATGGACGCATACGTTCAACTCACCACGCAACTCCAAACGGACGTCAGCGTTGGAAGTTGGGTTCTTGGTCAGAAGTCAGTGTTTGACCGACTGCCTGTTGAGGTTGTGGAAGGGCTACCAACGCTTCCCCCGGGGCAGATTCCTCCACTTCTTCGTCTCCTCGGCGGTGGTGAAGAACCACTGATTCGACTGCCTTTGATCGAACGGGCGGCGGAGAATCTCCTGAGTCGAGAGGTGGTGACCCGTGCGGACTTTGATGCCATGTCTTCGCGTTCTCGCCGGCAAGCCTTCACAGTCGCATTTCAGGACCGAGGAGATGTGATAGAGACCATTCGGGATGTTCTTGCGGAGAACATTCGAGAAGGTGGTTCCCTGAGCGGGTTTCGTGAGGCTCTTGAGGAGAGGATTGGGACTTCTCGCATTGGTTCAGGGCACCTAGAAAATGTCTTTCGCACGAACACGCAAAGCGCTTTCCATCGCGGTCATGATGACTTGGCTGACAACCCGATTGTGCGTGATGTCTTCCCTTACCAGGAATACATTGCCGTCCGGGACGATAGGGCGAGGCCGGAGCATCTTGCTTTAGAGAAGTTGGGCCTGAACGGGACAAACATCTATCGGCGTGATGATCCGATGTGGGATCTCTTCACGCCTCCGTGGGGATTCCAGTGTCGTTGCGGGGTGAATCTTCTGACGGTTGAGGCCGCAGCACGTAAGGGGGTCCGTGAGGCACGGGAGTGGCACAGCACGGGCATTCCCCCTCAGTTCCCAGAGTTTCGTTTGGGGGGTATTCCGTTTCGGCCGGATCCTTCATTTGTTGGAGGGGTAGCATGAGCGCGACCGCCACATTGAGCGGCAAGCCGGTGCAAGATCCTCGGGAGGCGATCCGGTGGGCACGGAACAATGCAAGCCCCACTGACTTTTGGGGGAAGGCGAACGGGTACACCTGTCCTTTGGGTCCGGCTGCAGGAACCGCTTGGTTGTTGATGCTGAAGAAGCACCTCGACTCCCTCCAAAAGAACAGCTACCACACGTTGCGGTGGCCTGACAGCAACACCATCGGTCGCAAGAGAATCGACGTCCCGCGCCTGGTGATTGTCTCTGCAAAGTGCATGAACAGGGCCCTTGCGACGGATCCCAACGCACTCTATCTCGTCGAGCTCAAAGATCGTCGGCACATCCTGAGCCGCACCAGTATCAACGATCAATACAACGTGTTGATGCCAAACCCTTCGGTGACGAGTGGGAACGCACTCTATTACACCGAAAGTCTCAGCGGTGGGACTGCGTACACATGGCAAACACTGGTCGATGACATTTGGGGGAAGCTCCCTTCTTCGCTGGCGGGCGCTGGTGCTCCCACGCTCCCGTACACACCCGATGGAGTTCCAGCGAATTGGCGATTCGTTGGCATGGACGCGTGGACGGCACTCCATAAGGTGCTGACGAAGATCGGTTGCACCACGGCATTTGATCCTTTTGCTGGTTCTTTCTCGATTGTCAGGCTTGGGGCTACTCAGGCTTTTGGTGAATTCAACACGACCGACTACTTGGCGAGTTTCAGTAAGCGGCTGATTTACGACTATCACCCGTATCAAGATCTCAATTTGGGACATGTGCCGGCTACGGTGCGCGTCTTCTTCCATCGTCGGGAGCTGTACGGTGGTCTTGAGCGGGACACGCCGCGGACCAATTCATGGGAGATGACGCCAGTCGTCACAAAGGACTACTCGACGGGCGTGACCGGGGCTACCGGGACAATGGTCGTGTGGGACGACCTTCCGGCGGAGTACGACGAGAGCCTGGCCAACACGAACTCAGCGGCCCTCCAAACACGTGCCAATGAGATTGGGGCGAATCTCGCCAACAAGCTAACCGTATCAGAGGAGGGAAAGAGAAAGTTTTTCAGCGGGATCGAGCAGACCTTCGTACCTGGTTCAGAAATCACGTCTGTCCGCTGGGGTGACTACGGCGACAAGATGGGTCTGATCACGGAAGTCAAGCAAGGCCCGATGCCTGAATCCGTGGTCAGCCAGAGAGAAAACGAGTTTCTTTTCGATCTTAAGCGGTTCTCCCCTCCGCTGATGCCTCACCGAATCCAGATCGTCCAGGTGGACGATGGCACGAGCACGGCGGGGGATGATCTCTCACCGAACTCCGATGGTCTTCACCCTGGTTTTGTTTTGGTCTATGACCAATCTGGCAGTTACACACAACTTGACGCGTGCTGGATCCGTGCGGCGGACTTGAGTGGCACCAGCGAGAGCGCATCACACAATCTCAAGCAGAAGGATCGGTATCCCGCGAGGCTGGCTGGCGTGGAAGATTCAGGCAGCGACATCCGCCCGGTATACATTGTGCGGAAGGGAGAGGGGACGGGATCGAGCTTCACATTCGACGTCTCTGCGGACAACGGATCGACGGTCACGATCAACAGCAGCGATACACTCGACTTTGATGCTTCTGATCGTGACTGGGAAAC